GCAGATTATTTGCAGATTTTGTAACCACATCTACAAGTGCCGATGCTGAAATAAAAGATAACATACGAATCCTAAGAGATAGGGCAAGAGAGTTAGCTAGAAACGATAGCTACATTGCTAGATACCTTAATTTAATGGTATCTAATGTTATCGGCAAGCATGGCATAAGAGTTTCCAGCAAAGGTCGAGATGACAATGGTTCATTAGACATTGCTGGAAACCAGCTCATTGAGTCTGCTTGGAAAGATTGGTGTCAAGTTGGTAATTGCACAACCAATGGCAGATTGTCATTCTTAGATTGTCAAAAAATATTTATAGAATCACTAGCAAGAGATGGTGAGGTTTTAATTAGAAAAATAAAAAACCCAAATTCTCCTTTTGGCTTTCAGCTACAGTTTTTAGAATCAGATCATTTAGACGAAAACAAAAATGATGTTTATAAACAAACTGGCAACAAAGTTAAAATGGGTGTTGAGGTAGATAAATATGATAAGCCAGTAGCCTATCATTTATACAAAGATCATCCGTACAACAGAAATTATTTAAGTCAAAACCAACACATTAGAGTTCCTGCTGATGAAATTATTCATGCTTATATGCCACAAAGGGCAGAGCAGACCAGAGGTGTTTCTATGATTGCAACTGCTATGGCAAACGTGAAGATGCTAAATGGCTATCTTGAAGCTGAAATAGTTGCAGCAAGGGTCGGTGCATCTAAAATGGGCTTCTTCACCTCACCAGATGGCGATGGTTACGTTGGTGATGGTGAGTATGAAGATACCTTCAACCCAACAATGAACGCTCAAGCAGGGGTCTTTGAGCAGCTTCCAGCAGGCATGGATTTCAAAGCATTTGACCCAAGCCACCCAACATCTGCTTTTGATTCTTTTACCACTAGTGTATTAAGAAGCATTGCATCAGGATTAAATATTTCTTATCACTCACTATCTAACGATTTAACATCTGTTAATTATTCTTCTATTAGGCAAGGAGCTTTGGAAGATAGAAGTATGTATCAGATATATCAACAGTTTGTTATTGAGCATTTTGTGAATCCAGTCTTTAAGTCTTGGTTAGAAATGGCTATTTCTGTTGGTTATATTAATTTACCGATTGCTAAGTTTGATAAATTTGCTAATGCAATTAATTACATACCAAGAAGTTTTGCTTGGATTGATCCATTAAAAGAAATGCAAGCCAATGTTATTGGTTTACAAAATGGAACACTAACTTATGCTGATATTAGCAGCTCATATGGAAGAGATACTGAAGAATTGTTTGAGCAACATCAAAAAGAAATTGAGTTAGCAAAACAATATGATATTGAATTAGCTTATCAGCCATTTGGTCAGAAGTTACCAGTGGAAGCTAAGATACAGGGTGGCGAAGAAGAAGATGGCTAGACCAAATGCAGGTATGAAGTCAGAAGCTCAAAAAGGCTTAGACTGGCGTGAAGAATTTGGTAGAGGTGGAACTAGAGTCGGTGCTGTAAGAGCGAGACAAATAGTTGCTGGTGAGAATTTATCAGATGAGACCATCAAAAGAATGTACAGCTTCTTCTCCAGACATGAGGTTGATAAACAAGCTGAAGGATTCAGTGCTGGCGAAGAAGGTTATCCTTCTAATGGCAGAATTGCATGGGCTCTCTGGGGTGGAGATGCAGGTTTTAGCTGGTCAAAAAGATTGGTGGAACAAATGAAAAAAGAAGAAGATAGGGCAGCACCAGATGCATTAAGCATTGGCGATTTTGTAAGCTGGAATAGTTCTGGTGGCAGAGCCAGAGGAAAGATCATCAAGATTGAAAGAGACGGAAGCATAAATGTACCGAATAGTGATTTCACAATAACAGGAACTCCAGACGACCCTGCTGCATTAATACAAATTTATAGAGGTGGTGAGCCTACTGATACCGAAGTGGGTCATAAGTTCAGCACATTAACCAAGATTAATCCCATAAGGGATTTTAACGATTTCAATTCTAATGAATTGGAAGTACATCCAGTAGAAAATACTGAGGAGAAAACTATGTTAAAAGAAGATAGACATATCCTCAGCGTTTCTGAAACTGATAACTCTGTTATCGTTGAGTTTGAGAAACATGAGGATGTAGAAGAGGGTGAAGAAGTGGAAATGGCTGAGGAAGTTTCTATGATGAATCAAGATGAGGAAGAAAGAAAAGTATTACATATGCCTATGAAATATAGGACAGTTGATCTTTCCAGAGCTTCTCATATTGATGAAGAAAATCGTAGAGTCAGAGTTGGCGTTTCTTCTGAAGAACCTGTTGAAAGAAGTTTTGGCATGGAAGTGCTAGGACATTCTGAAGGTGATATAAACATGGAGTTTATTTCATCTGGGCGTGCACCTTTGCTCCTTGATCACGACATGACCAAGCAAATAGGTGTAATTGAAGAATTCAAACTTGATGAGACTGCGAAAAGGACAATTGCAGTAGTTAGATTTGGTAAATCTGCTTTAGCTCGTGAAGTGTTTGAAGATGTCAAAGATGGTATTCGCATGAATATCTCTGTAGGCTACAGAATAGATAAACTGGAGCGTATACAACGTGATGGCGAGGATTATTACAAAGCAAATTGGACTCCAATGGAAGTTTCTTCTGTTAGCGTTCCTGCTGATCAATCCAGACTTGTAGGCGTTGGTCGTTCTAAAAATAAACAAACTAAAACTCAAATAGAGGTAATTAAAATGACTGAAGAAGTTAAAAATGAGATTAACCTTGATGAAGTTAGAGCTCAAAGTGCTGACGAAGCAAAAGCTGAACTCAGAAGAGAAGCAAAAGAGATGATTGATCTTGCTGTAAAGCACAATAAAAGAGACCTAGCTGACAAGGCTATTCAAGAAGGCAAATCTGTTGAAGAGTTCAGAGGAATATTATTGGAAAACATTTCTAATAACACTCCACTTGAAACTCCTTCAGAAATCGGATTAACGCCAAAAGAAGTTAGAAGATTTAGTTTAGTAAAAGCTATCAACGCTCTTGCTAATCCTTCTGATAGAAATGCACAGCGAGCTGCTGAATTCGAATTCGAATGTTCAGAGCAAGCTGCTAGAGAACATGGCAAAGTAGCACAAGGAATTATGCTTCCTGCTGAAGTTCTTCGTAACTGGACTAGAGACATCAACACTGGTGATGACTCAACTCTTATCGCTGAAGATTACAAAGGCGGAGATTTCATAGACGTTCTAAGAAACTCTTCTTCTGTAATGCAAGCTGGTGCAACTATGCTTCGTGGATTACAAGGCAACGTGGTTATTCCTAAGAAAACTGCTGCTGCTTCTGCTGGCTGGATCGCTACTGAAGGTGGAGACTCTGCTGAGTCTGAATTCACTTCAGGATCAGTAACCATGTCTCCTAAAGTTATCGGTGCTCACACTGATGCTTCAAGATTAATGCTTCAACAATCTTCATTAGATATTGAAAACTTAATCAGAGACGACCTAACACAATCTATTGCTCTTGCAATTGATTTAGGTGCTTTAGCTGGTTCTGGCACAAGTGGTCAACCTACTGGTATTGCTAATACTTCTGGTATCAACACAACAACTTTTGCTGCTGCAAACCCAACATTTGCTGAGATTGTAGGCATGGAAAGTGCTGTTGCTGCTGATAATGCATTGTCTGGTTCATTGTCTTACATTTGTAAGCCAGCAGACTATGGAACATTGAAAACAACCAGCAAGGACACAGGTTCTGGTATGTTCGTTGTTGAGCCTGATGGAAGAATGAATGGCTACAATGTTGTTAGAAGTAATCAAGTAACTTCAGGTGATTTCTACTTTGGAAACTTTGCTGACTTGTTAATTGGAATGTACGGTGGGTTGGATATAACTGTTGATCCGTATGCACTTTCAAAAGCAGGTGGCGTGAGAATTATTGCTCTACAAACTGTAGACGTAGCAGTTCGTCATGCTGTTAGTTTCTGTAAGTCATCTGACTAATTAGCTGATGCTTAAATGGAATGGTGGGGGCAACCCCACCACCTTAATTATGAAAAAATATAAAATTTTACAAGACACAGTTGCCAATGGATCAAAGGTTCATGCTGGAGATATAGTAGAACTAGATCAAGAAACAGGTCATTCATTATGTGGCTATGGCAAGGCAGAAATTCATGTTGACAAACCAAAAGCTAAACAAGCTAATAGAAGTGTTGGTTTAGAAACATCAGAGGTTAAAGCTCCAAAGAAAAGAGCTAAAAAATAAATCATGCCCATCGAGAGTGCAGCAGATTTTAACTCCTATTTAGACATAAACACAGGTCATGGAGT